CCTGAAAGTATGAGCGATGTTATCAAGGATCAATTACAACACTGCATGGAAGAAGCTGGTAAAGTATTCTGTACAGTAGTAAAATTAAAAGCAGAACCGATGGTAACCCATCAATGGCAACATTAAAAACATGGACAAAAGACAAGAAATTCAAACAGCAGCGACTGACGCTATTGTATTCAATAGATTTATAGGTGTAGTTGAGGTAGCACCTCGTGTAGGTAAAACTAAAATTACTATAGACGCATTAAATACAGTAGAAAAAGAAATTAGTGTATTAATATTAGCTCCGAGAAAAGAGATTTTTGAGAGTTGGAAAGAAGAGATGGTTAAATGGAATCTCAGAGATAATATTAAAGTAGAATTCCTTTGGAGCAACAGCATAAGTAAAAACAAAAAGGCTTACAATCTAATTATTGCCGATGAGATACATGCTTATAATCTTAAAGTCCTTAATCTTCTATCAAGAGAACAATTAAAGGGCACAAGAATATTAGCACTAACAGGCACATTAGATGGTGATACAGAATTCTTATTAGAGACAATGCTTAAACTAAATGTATTATATACATATAGTGTAGAGCAAGCTATTGCTGATAAGATTATTGCTGACTATGAGATTATTTGTGTTGGGTGTGATTTAGACTATAAAGATAAATACGTATTAGGAGGAAATAAAGAAAATGCCTTTTTGCAGACTGAAGCAGAAGCATATGCGTACTGGGATACTGCCTATACGCAAGCAAAACAGCGTCAAAAATGGAGTTCTTTACGATTCTTAATGTCTAAGAGATTAGATGTTATTTATAATGCAAGGTCTAAACAGAAAGTTACTGAAGATATATTGTCCTTAGTTGATAGGTGTATTATATTTTCAGGTAGGCAAGATATAGCAGACAAACTGGGAGATAACTCTTTTCACAGTAAATCTGATAAAGATTCCTTAAAACAATTTTCTGAAGGTACAATTGATAAGCTTAGTGTAGTATCGATGGTGTCCATGGGTATTACTATTCCTGATCTAAAAGTAGCAGTATTCAACCAGCTTAAGAGCGGCGAGAATTTAGCAGTGCAGCAAGCAATGCGTGCTATGAATATGGACGGAGGCAGAAAAGCCACTATTTATATTGTGTATCTAAGAAATACACAAGATGAAGTATGGATGCGGTCTGCACTTAAAGGCTTTGAGTCTAACAAGATTAAAGAATGTAGTATTGAAGAATTAAAAGATGGAAGTAAAACTAAATCTCGAAAGACTAAAAAAAGCAAATCTGTCGCCTGATCAAGCTACCTTATTGTTCCTAATGTATCATAAAAAGTTTGATGATATAATAGGTATCTATGGTCGTGAAAAGGCGTTAGCACTTCGATTAGAGCTAACTCAAACTAATTTTATACTTAATAGTGATGGAAAATTTACTGAAACTATTATTAGCAGTAAAAATGTCGAAAAACTATTTGGCATTCAATCTGATGATATTAATTTCTGGGAATTTTATAATGCTTATCCTATTAGAGTAGGCTCTCGTATTTTAAGGAGCGCAGGGCCTACTTCACAGGTAGCATTAAAGCACGAAAAAAAGTATCTAGCTAGAGTTAAAACTAAAGAAGAGCACTCAAGAGCTATTGAAGCTCTTCAAGCTTTTGTGAATAAGAAAAAGCAAACTAATAGTCTGCAATTTCTTCCACAAATGGAAACAGTATTGAATAACAATCTTTGGGAACAATGGGATGTATTTATACAAGAAGTTGGAACAGAAGAACAAGAGTGGAATACTGACTCAATTTAAAACCTTAAATAATTAATCAAATGACTAAAATTAAATATTGGGATCGATTAAAAACAAGTATAGAAAGAGGTAAACAAGGTTTAAATACAGGTATTCCCTTTCAAGGCTTTACTACTTTAAGTAAACACATTAAGAATATTCAACAAGGTCGTTATGATTTAATTTTTGCAGGTACAAGTGTCGGTAAGACTGCATTTGTGAATAGTACTTATGTTTATGGGGCTATAGAATTTTTACAAAATAATCCTGGTTATATTCATGATATAGAGATTATTTATTATTCTTTAGAGATTCCTCCTGAGCATCAGATAGCTAAACATATTGCAAGTTTAATCTGGCGCGAGCACGGTATTATGACTTCTATGGATGAAATATTATCCAAGGGCGACTTAGCTATTAGGCCTGAAGTTGAGGCATTAATTCCTCTTTATGAGGATAGAATGCAGGAGATTCAGAATAAGTATCTTCATTATCGATCTACTCTAAATCCTGATTTTCTATACAAGGATCTTATATCCTATGCAGAGAGTCGTGGAGAAGTAGTAAGAAGTAAGGAAGGGCTTATTGTTGATTACGTTCCTAACAATCCTGGACTAATTACTTTAGTTGTGATTGACCATATTGGCTTGATCAACTATAATAATTACAAGGATCTAAAGGAAGCAATTGACAAAGCTTCTAGAACTCTGGTATTCTTTAGAAACATGTTCAACTTTAGTCCCGTGGTTATTTCTCAGATTAACAGAGGCTCCGAGCAGATGGATAGACGTGAGGGTGATAGCTGGATGCCTATGCTGAGTGATATTAAAAACACGGGTAATGTCGCAGAAGATTGTAATACCGCAATAGGCTTGGCAAGTCCTTTTTATTTTGGAGTTGATAAATGCTTAGGTTATGATATTACCAAATTTAAGAACCGCTATAGGTTAGCTAAGATATGTAAAAATCGCGATGGCGATGTAAATCTTCTTGCTAGCTTCCTATTTATAGGCGAGTTCGGCGGTTATTATCAGCTGCCTAAAGCTGAAGAATTAATGGGTAAACCTGAAATGCTTAAACAAATCGATGATTATTATCGCAGTAGAACAGAAACAATATGATAGTAGACAAATTAGATTGGGTTAAGGATCAATTAGTGAAGAACCCAAAATTCAGAGACAGTAATGAAGGACTGTATTATACTTATCTCAAAGAGATAGGGTATGATATCAATCAACCTATTAGACAATTTTTAAAAGATATGGAATCACGAACTATTCCTTATATAGATTCTTTTGGCAGAGCGAGTAGAAAAATACAAGAAGAGCACCCACATTTACGAGGTAAGCTATACAAACAGCGCAAGACAAAACAAGATGAAGTTAAGGATGAAATTATTAATTTATGAGATTAGAAACTTTTCAAGATTGGGGTAAACCTGATGGAATAGCAGGTAGCATTCCATCTACAAGAATTAATGAAGCGAGAAAACAAGCAGAGAGAATTTTATTTTACAAAATGGCTATGACACATCACAACGGCGGTTCTTTTGAACTGTTTAAAGAACATCAGCATACTAAAGAGGATGTTGATAAAGCTAAACAGTGGTTGAAAACTAATCACGATGTAGTGTCAATAACTGTAGTACAAGAACTTGTTTAATACAAGAAAAATTCTTATCTTTATTAGGTAATTCAAACAATCAAAAACAAATTTTATGGGTCAATTAGTATTCCTGGTTGGTAAATCAGGAAGTGGGAAATCTACCTCGTTAAGGAACTTAAATCCTGAGGAAACAGTAATTATTAACACTGATCAAAAGGCTTTGCCTTTTAAGAATTTTAGACTTAATTATAGCGAAGAAAAGCGTAATTATCGTAAGACTTCTGATGTTAATATTGTATTGGCAACACTAAAGAAAGTAAATGAGCTTTCTAATGTAAAAACTGTTATTGTTGATACTTGGTCAAGAATTATGACTGATGCTATTATGAACCCAGGATTCAGAGCTGAGAAAGGTTTTGATAAATGGTCTAAAATGGCTGCTGCTCAATATGATTTGATCAACTTCATTAATGACAGTATGAGAGATGATGTGATTGTGTATTTAATTGCACATCCTGAAATTCATTATGATGAAGCAGGTTTTGCTTCTGAGCGTATCGGCGTACAAGGTAAAATGCTGGAGCGTTTTGTTCCTGAATCATTTAGCACTATTGTGTTATATGCAGAGATTATCAAAACACCTGGTCAACCTAATCGCCATGTATTCCGCACTGTATCATCTGGTAATGATACTTGTAAAACTCCTTTAGAGATGTTCGAAGAAGGAGAAGTTGATAACGATTTGACGAAGATCAACGAAATTATTAGAGATTATTATTCAATTTAAACAAATCAAACCTTAAAAAACAAAAAATGGAAGGATTAATTTGGGATGAAGTTCCCGCACAAAGAAAAAGAAAACAAGAACAATTTGCGTTTCCTGTTATTACGTTGTCAGCTATTACAAAGTTAGGAGCTGGTCGTAAATTTAGTTTTAATGCAGCTGCGCAGAAACACTTAGACATTACTGGTGGAGAGCGCATCTCTTTCGGTTTTAGTACTGATAAAAAACTTGCTGCAGTTCGTAAAGCTACAGGAGAGCAAGGATTTCCTTTAACTCAAGCTTGTACTATTAGTGACAAGAAAACTTACGAGTTTATGGTAAAGATCTTTGGTCTAAACACAGCAGTAGAGAATCATTTTGAGATTACTGAAGTTAATGGATTAAATACTTTGTCTCCAGTTTTAGCATATGGTACTGTAAAAGAAGAAGAAACACCTGTATTTGAAATTAATACTACTCATGTAGGTGAAATTTCTGACGAAGAAGACTTAGGTCCTGACTTACGTGGTATCCCAACAACAGAAAGTTTTGGTATTGCTGCTGCAACAGAAGAAGAAGAAGTAGAAGAAGCAGTAGTTGTATCTTCTTTTGATGAAGAAGATGAAGATTCTACAGAAGAATCAGTTTGGTAAGAAACAATTTATAAACAATAAAAAACAGAAAAACAATGATTAATTTAAATGACAGCGCATTTGACGCAAAAGCAGGAGTAGCTATTTTCAACGAAGGAAAAGCAGGTGTAGTAGAGAACGTTACATTGACTGTAAACAAAAGAAAACCAGAAGACAAACAAGGGTCTCCTGAGTACAAATTGACTTTTACAGATGAAGCAGGAGCTACTTGTAACAGTTCTTTTTGGTATGTTGAGCAAGCTACTTCTTATGCAACTGTAGAGGAGCAAATCAAAAAACAAGGTACAATCCTTAAACACGTTCTTCACGCTATTTATGGCGGAGACTTCCAATTGCCTAACTTCCAATCTGCAAAAGAAATGCTAGATGGTTGTATGAAATTGGTTCGTGAAGGAGCAGCTGCTGGACACAAATTCAGAATGTTTGCTAACTATGGTTCTACTCAATCTGTGAAGAATTATATTCAACCTCGTTCTTGGGTTCCATTTGTTGAGCCAATGTCTGTAGATGCAGCTAACTCTCGTTTGAAAGTAAGTAACATCGACGCTATGGCTCGATTGGATAAAGATAATGTAACTACTTCAGCACCAAGCGCTTCTGCGGAAGCTGCAACAGTGGGTGATGATTGGTGAGAAAATCATTAACTTTGAAGAGGGCTTTCGGGCCCTCTTTTTATCTTTTATATGGGCGAAATTAATCTAAATTCAATAGTATATAATAGTATTATTACGAGAGAAGACATACTTAAACATGTCACTCA